TATATCAATCCATGAAAAACAATGGCATTGATCAAAAATCGGAAAGCTCTAAAAAGGCTTTGGGTCAAGCGCTACAACAAGACAGGGCGGTGGAGGTAGCCACACAACATCAGCAGCTTAGAAGGGAAATGGCGCGGGATGAATTAAAACTAAAATCCCAAATCGCTGAATACAACAAGAAAGCCGCAAATCCCAATTATCAAGGTCAAAGTCAAGACATTAAGAATATTCTTTTGACGTATGACCAACTGTTGCAGAAGGTAGAACAGCTTGATGGTGGAAAAGAAACCCCCGAATACAAAAAGATAGCGGCAGAAAAAGCCGAAGTTGTACGTAAACAAAGCCTGGTGGAGGTAGCGGAAAGAAAAGCCGCAACAGCGCAAGAAACGCAAGTTTTACGAGATGGATTGCTAACACAGTCGCAATTACGCCAAGTGCAACTGCAACGCGATCTTGCTGCTGTTGATGAATGGGCAGAGCGTATGCGGGCAAATGGCGTCAACCAGGTTGAAATCTTTGAGGATGCCGAAAGACAAAAAGCAAATATTCGTCAAAAATACGCCGAACAAGATAATCCATTAGCTAAACAGATGCGTGAATGGTCAGATGTTAGCGATCAAATTCAGAAAGCTGAAGTTGGTTGGATGGACAGCCTTGCTGGAGGTATCTCAGGTATTATCACAGGCACAGGTAATTTACGCTCGGTTATTGACGGCATTCTTAATGATATAACGAAAATCGCTGTTAAAGGAATGCTGTCTACTATGTTTGGTGGACAGAAAGGTAAAGGGGGAAAAGGCCTAGCTTTTAATGCTAAATCGATGTTCACCAAATCAGGCGCTGTGTATCACAGTGGAGGATTGGTAGGCAATCGAGGGGTAACTAGATCCGTTTCCGCTCTAGCTTTTCTAGGTGCTCCTAAATTCCATACAGGCGGAATTGTCGGTGGGGGTCTACTTCCGTCAGAAGTTCCAATTATTGCACAGAAGGGTGAAGGTGTATTCACCCCGGACCAGATGCGCGCGATGGGTGGTTTTCAGCAAAATCAGAGTGTGCAAGTGAACGCGCCTATTACGGTCAATGGTTCAGCGGGTACGCCAGATCAAAATGAAGACCTAGCAAAACGTATGTCAAAACAACTTGACGGTACAATGCGCGCAATTATTGCAGACGAAATGCGCAAGCAATCACGTCCAGGTTCATTCTTAAATAACCGCTCTCGTTAATGGATAATAAAATGAACGAAGCTTGTTTAAACGCGCTTGAAGCTGCAAAACGTCACGCCAGACGCAAATATCCGAAACGTACGTGTGGTTTTATTATAAATAACAGATATCAAGCTGTTAAAAATGCAGCTTTAAACAATACTGAATTCGAATTTCCAGTTGGTCTACTTGAAAACGTGGGAATTGAAGATATCCAGATGATTGTCGTATCAAAAACGCATGAACCTTATTGGCCCAGCAAAACGGAGATGGAGTTTCAAGAGAAATACAATCGCCCCTTAGCGCTCATATTTCTTAATAAAATCTCTGTCTCTGAACCCCTAATATGGGGAGCAGAAACGCCTATTCCCGATATTTTAGGCCGAAAGTTCGTTCATGGCGTAACAGATTGCTGGTCACTTATTCGAGATTGCTATCGTTTAGGTAAAGACAAACTTGCCAAACAACAAATCTACGAATGGCCTTATTCACCAATTCAACTACCGATCATTCCTCGCGATGACGGCTGGTGGAATGAAAATAATGATTATTATATCGATAACTATCACCGATTAGGCTTTGAACGCATACCACGATCTGAAGCTCAACCAGGCGATTGTTTTCTGATGCAGTTCATGTCGGACAAATACACGCACGCCGGAGTACTTGTTGATAACGGCGATATCATACACCACTTACCAGCCCGTCTGTCCAGGAGAGAGAAGGCGGGGGTATGGGCGCGAAATTCAGACTTTTGGGTTCGTTATCGCGGCAATCGCTGAATATATCAGCTTACTTTTAATGTTAATTTATATTAGAAAAGATGCATAAAGATTGCATCTTTAGGTAAAAAATCAGATGCAACTTCCTACATTTTGTCCACCTGTTGGACCATCTCCAGGCACAACAAAAAAATACAACCTTAAATTACGTGAAACCGAATTTGGTGATGGTTACAGTCAAATTACGCCAGCAGGTTTAAATCATATTCGACTTACGGTCTCGTTAAGATGGGACGCGCTTTTATACGATCAAGCACAAGAAATCGAACATTTTTTTATAGAACGTCAAGGAAATCTTGCCTTCTACTATCGTCCATTCGGTCTACCCCAGACGCTTAAGTGGACCTGTAAGGAATTCGAATTTCGATTTGATCAAGGCGTTTGGTCAGGCACAGCCGATCTTGTTCAATCCTTTACCAACGAACGATAAATCAACAACTTCTGAAGGTAATTATGGCCTCTATTCATACAGAATCTCAAAGTTTAAACCCGTCAGCTATTATCGACCTTTTTACAGTTGACACGTCACCACTCGGTGGAACCCTATTTTATTTCGTTCAAGGCTCAAAACATAACGGTAAAGTTACTTTTGGTGGTATCGACTATCAACCGATAGACGTAGAGTTTGAAGGACTTGAAACCAGTGGAACAGGTTCGTTACCTACACCGACCGTACGCATTTCGAATACAGACGGTGTTGCGCAGGCTATGTCTGCTACATGGGGTGAATTGCTTGGATGCACAATCTATCGTGTCCGTACGTTTGCACGACATTTAGACGATGGAGAAGAACCTGACTCTGAAGCTTTCTATGGACCCGACATTTTCCGTTTCGAACGAAAATCATCTGAGAATAGCGTCTATATTGAATGGGAACTTTCTGCATCAATTGACCAAGAGGGTAAGCAATTACCAGGTAGGTTAGTTATTAGAGAAACATGTATGTGGCGTTATAGACGCTTTGACCCATCAACTGGTAGGTTTGATTATTCCAAAGCGCAATGTCCATACGCTGGCGATAATTTTTTTGATCGTAATGATTTACCGACCACTCCAGACAAAGATGAACCTTCACGAAGATTAAGCTGTTGTCGCGCTCGTTTTGGTGTGAATGGGCCATTTCCATTCGGTGGCTTTCCAGGAGTTCAAAGAGTAAAATGACAAATAAGTTTGATTTGGCGTTTGACGATGCAAAACGTCATGCACGTGAGTGTTTTCCGGAAGAGTCATGTGGTGTTATAGCAGATTACAAATATATAGCATTTGACAATGAAGCCGCTGCAACGCAACAGCATAAGGACGATCCGAATTGCGATTGTAAATTATGTTCTTTTAAGCTGAACAACGAAAAGTACACCGATTTAGCCAATCAATTAGAAATTCAATATATCGTTCATTCACACCCGAATGGACCTTTTGAGCCATCACTTGCGGATATGCGAAGTCAAATTCAGTCTGACATTGCATGGGCCATTATACCGCTTGATAGCGAACGAGTATTCGATGTTATGAAATGGGGTGAAAAGGATTATATTCCGCCCATCATTGGTAGAAACTTTGTTCATGGTATAACAGATTGTTACTCATTGGTCAGAGACGTATTCCGACTTGGCAAGGATAAGCTTGCGGAGCAGGGGATTTTAGATTGGCCTTATGACCCGATTGAACTTGACGAATTTCCACGTGAAGTTGACTGGTGGTACAAAGATAGTGACCTTTATTCAGAAAACTTTAAAACACAGGGTTTCGAGGAGATCCCTTTTTCAGAAGCTAAAACCGGCGACTGTTTTTTAATCAAAATTCGATCCGATAAATACAATCATGCCGGTGTTTTGATCAATGATGACCTCGTTGTTCATCATTTACCGCAGCGACTTTCAAGACGTGAGCCTGCGGGTATTTGGGGTAAACAATCAGCATTGTGGATTCGTTATACAAAGATCAAGAAAGAAGACGAGAATGCGTAAGGTAATCCTTCATGGAGTATTAGCCAAAAAATATGGTCGCGTATTTAATCTTGAAGTACGAACGGCGGGCGAAGCAATTC